GCAACCATGTTTATGGATACTGACCATCTCGCAGACAACGGTGTAAACGCCCGTGTCGTCGAGGCAGCCCGCACCTTCCGCAAGGGCATGACCGGAAGCTACTCGGATCAGGCGCGCCTGCAAGAGGCGCTCTCCACCTCTGATTTCCCTGCCCTGCTCGGACAGGCACTCGAATTCGAGGTACTCGACCTCTTCCGCTCCTACACGAAGGCTTGGGAAGGCGTCGCAGACACCACCACCGTATCCGATTTCCGTCCTAAGTCGTTGCGCGGCCTCTACGGTGCAATCGACTACCTGCCCATCAACGAGGCAGAAGAGTACAAGGCCGCATCACTGGCTGAGACCGAACACAAAATCAACGTGGAAACCTACGGTAGCCTGTTCAAGTTCACCCGTCAAATGAAGATTAACAAGGACTGGGACATCCTCGCACGCATCCCTGAGCGTCTCGCTAAGGGCGCGGCCATGAAGGAAGACCAGGCAGTGTTCGGTGCGCTAACCGGTGCAAACGGTGTAAACCGTGAGTTTTTCAAGGATGCTTACGCACCCGACAACAAGCCGCTGACCGCTGAAAACCTCATGGCAGCATACACGACCCTTGCTCAGCGTAAGGGTCTGGATGATGGGGTTGCGGACATTAGCAAGCTTGTGCTTGTCGTCCCGCGCGCCTTAGAAATGGCTGCACGCCGAATCCTCGAAGCAGAATACATTGACGTTACCGAGGGCAAGGTAAAGACTCGTGAGACTAACATTCTCAAGGGTCTGTTCACTTTGAAGGTTGTGGATATTCTGACTCGCCTCGACAAGTCAGCTACCGCTAACACCACCTGGTACATTCTGCCTGCTGCAGGCTCCGCGAACCCCGCACTTATAAAGGCATCCCTGCAGGGCTATGAGCAGCCTGACCTGCGTGTCGAATCAGCTGCTGGCCGCTCCATCAGCGGCGCAGACATCGCACCTGAGGAAGGCAGCTTCCTTGACGACACGATCAGCTACCGTGGCCGCCACGAAGTAGGCGCAGCAACCCTGTTCCCGTTCGCGGCTTACGCATCCACCGGAGCATAAAAGGCTTGGTAACCCAGCCGCTGTTTTTAGAAGGGTATTCACGTTGAGTACACAAGAAATTATTTACCAGATTCGCTTGCTCATTAACGACCTGCCACCTAAAACAGCGGCAGGGGAACCGTCACCTCTCAACCCCACTGAGAGCTGCATCTTCTCCGACCGAGACCTAGAGGTACTCTACAACCTCGAAGTCTCCTATATTGAACGTGTGAAGGTGAAACGTGCCGCAGCACGCGCACTCCGCCGCATGGCAACCGACGAGGTTATCCTCTCGAAAAAGATAACCACTCAAGACCTCTCCGTAGACGGGCCAGCTGTTTCATCCGCGCTCCTAGAACAGGCAGACAAGTTAGATGCCGAAGCTGATAGGGACGCTGGCGAAGCAGCAGGTGTCGGCGCGTTCTGGCAGACACTAGACCAGCTAGATAACCAGACAGAAGGCGAAGAGCGAAGGAGCGCAAGTTTCTATGGCTCGATATGGTGATAAACAGCGCATCATCCCACCACATTGGGGGCAGCGACTCCAACCGCTCATTGAAACGGGAATGACAAGCGAATGCGAAATCATCGCACCAGGCAAACCGTCCAGGGACAACCCACTATCTGGGGCTACCCCAACGGTCATGTACTCTGACATTCCGTGCCGTGTGCAGCAGCAGAACCGTTTCACAAACGGGGCAACACCGACCGGTCAAGACTCCACACGCAGGGACTACCTGGTGCAGATTCCCGCCCGTATAGGCCAGCTGCACGAAGGCATGACTGGTTGGATAATCCGTGTCACCAAGACAGACGATGCGGGGATGCTTGGGCGGCAATTCAAAATCAAGCAGGAGCTGCACGGCTCCGAGATAGGGGCACGAGACCTCATATGTGAGGACTCACAGACCCAAAACGGGCGGTGACAGCATGGAAGCAGACATGAGTGAACTCCTCAACTTGAGCGTCTCCCTGGCTGCAGCGTCTATCCCAGCTACTGACCGTGTGCTTGCTCGTGGGGCAGCACAGATAACGGCGACAGCGAAGCAGATAGCACCAGTAGACACCGGGTATATGCGCTCCTCCATCACACCCAAACGGGTAAACCATATGGAGCACGCGATCATCAGTCAAGCAAACTATAGCGGGTTTGTTGAGAACGGTACCGTGCATATGAGACCGCGCCCATTCATGCGGCCAGCACTCGACAAGCACCTGCCGAGTATCGCAGACGCGTTAGCTGACGCGGCAGTAAGGATATTCTAGTGCGAATCATCAGTATTCGAGACCAAATCGTGGCAGCGTTAGAAGGAATCGAGAACACAACCGTCTATGAGGGGCACATCCCCGATAAGGTGGCAACGTTCCCGGGTACAGACCTCATAAAACCCTATCTGCTTGTTTGGTTGGGTGCACCCACAGGGCAGGACGAAACACAGGAACCAATCTCTGGTGACGTCGATACTGATAGTGACACGCTCACAATAACAATCATCGCTGTAGGTGCTGACACGAACACGGTAACCCACCTGGTACACCATGTTCGACAAAAACTAGCTAAAACGCTCGTGAATGGGCACCCAATCAAACCTGACTGGGCGCAACAGCAGTCACAATACCCGCTCCTAGACGAGCAGACGACACCGCCCAGAACCTACGTCTCGTTGACGTGGACGCTCACCACACAATAACCAACGTGAGAATGAAGTAAAGAAGGCTCATTATGGAAAGTTTAACCGAGATGGTGTTCACCCCGACTGGACAGAAAGTCTGGGTGCCCTCCAACTATCCTGAGGTTTTCCCAGGAGCATACAAGCTGCCGCCGTCAGCAAGGGCAGCAGCAGAGAAACCAACCGAAACTATTTTCCCTACTAAGGAAGAAGGTAAATAATCATGGCTGAAACCCCAGGACGCACCTACGCGGGCGAAAAGCTCAAGGTATCGTTCGTGCCTGCCGGTGGTATCCGTGACATTTCCGCACCCACCGTAACCGAGCTGAACGCTGAAACCGTTCTTGACCTGTCCTGCGCAGCAATCAAGGCGCAGTCCAAGATTGGTTCGACCGATTCTGAAACGATTGACGGTCAGGCCGCTATCTGCGAGGACACCAACGCGAAAGCATGGGGGCAGGGCAACGCAGAAGTCACCTTGGCGTTATTCAGGTACTTCAAGGGCAACAAGGCTGACCCTGATCGTGACAAGATTTTCCAGGCGCTCAAGACCAAGGGTGTGGAAGGGTTCATCGTTACCCGCCATGTCGATAAGCGCTTCGACGAAGCCTACGCATCTGGCGACGAAGTTTCCGTGTACGCAGTGTCGTTCGACCAGCCGCACCCGGTCAATGAGGCAGAAGACCGCACCAAGGGTTATATTCGCACGATCCATAACGCCCAGGTGACGAACTTCGCCGAATTCAAGTCTGTAGCCTAAAAACCGAATTGTTGGCTGGTTTTTAGCGCTAACCACGGCGGCTGCTGCGTATGAGGGTGCGCTGTAGCCGCCGTCTCCTATAGATAGCCCCTCATTTTGTGTCTAGTTTTTGTGTGTGTTCCTAGACGCAAAATGAGGGGCACACCCTTTACCCTCACAAAAAAGAACCCACAAGTGGACGCACACGAGAAAAGGCTTACATATTATGACTGCTGTAACACCCATCATCGAGACTAGCGAACAGCTCGACTCTAAGACCTTCAATTTGCAGGATTGGTTGGTAGGTGGCGACGCCCACCGAATTCACAAGGAAACCACACTGGCGTTGGATGCTGACGCTGCTGTCCGTATCAGCGAGCTAGAGGCTGAGCTAGACCGCGCTGAGGCGCGCCTCAATACTGCAAAGAGTGAACAGGCAGACCGAGACGAAAACAGCATGGAAAGCATCGCAGACAGCAGCGACAAAGCAATCCTGGCCGAAGAAGAGAACATCAAGAAGATTTGGGGTCAGCTCGAAGAGCTGCATGACACTACCCGCACAGCCCTTTTCCGCACTCGCACTCTGAGCGAGCGTGAAAAGAAAGAAGTCATGAATGCGTGGAAGGAAGAGAGCGGCGCGGACGAGGTGGACACTGAGGCGCTCAGCTTCTGGGCGATGGTTTTCGCTAAGACCGCGACCCTGGAAGGGCAGCATCTCACCTCTGCACAGTGGATGCAGGTTGCCGAGACAATCGGGATGCAGTTTTCACGCACGATCGCTGTCTATACTGCTGCGTTGAATGTGGAGGCGTCGTTCGAGGTGTCGCCTCGATTTCGTGGCTAAATGTTTAGAAGAAGCTGAGCATGCGCCCGTGTTGGTTGCGGTGAAGGCGGCGCTCCGTTGGGGGCAGCCGCCGGTAGGATTCGTCACTGGCACGGGCGCAGCAGCCTGGACGAGCAGGGACAGTACGGTAGCTGTCGCTTACGAAATCTACCTATCCGAGCTATGCCCAGAATGTGGGCAGCCGAAAAGTGTGTGCCGTACTGGTGTGCTCGGTTTTGAGGCTAAGAAAGAAGTTTGTGCGGCTCGTGCCGCTGTAGACGAGATTAGGCAGGACGAGAAATATAAGCCAGACCCTGGCGAGATTTTGCAGCCTGTCCCATATGATCCGAAAGACGACCCAGCCTACGCTGACATGGTGGCGTTTTTTGGGGATGACGAAGAATAACAGAATAGGGGTTGTGTGCCTGTGGCTAAGTCAAACGAGCAGCAAGTAAAGATAGTTCTCAAGGCTGACGCGAAAGCGTTCACCGCAGGCATGCAAGCCGCCTCTAAGGCTGCTAGGGAAGCCGCGAATGCTTCACAGTCGGCGATGAAGAGAGCCGCTGAGCAGAATGTTAAAGAGCAAAAAGCTGGTCTCAACAAGATGCGCGAAACCATGCGCGATACTACGAAGGATGCAAAGAATGTTGCAGATCAGGTAAGTAAGATTGGGCGTGCAGGCACTGATGCTGGCCGCAATGCGAGAGCTGGCCTGCAAGGCATAGGAACTGGTGTTGCTAAAGATGCTAAAGCCGCGCAGTCGTCTATCGCGTCTATCGGTGATGGTGCGGCTGCGGCTGGGAAGAATATACAGTCCAGCCTGCACAATAGTGTGAACGCCGCTACAAGCAATATTCGTAGCCAGGTGGCCGCGACCGGTGAAGCTGGGAAGATAGCAGGTGAAGGCATCGCCTCAGGTGTCCGAGCGGGCGCTAACAAGGCCGCTGACGCTGTCGCTGGCATCGGTGCTGGTGCCGCACAGGCGGGGAAAGCAACGGCTGAGGGCATCAAATCTGGGCTGTCTGAGGCTGCTGCCGCGACCTCGGCGCTCACCAGTGCGCAGAGGAAACAGCACACGGAGGCTGTGGCTGCTATGGCTGCTGCATCCCAGCAGGCGGCGCAGCGCGCAGCTACCGCTAACCTGAATACTATTCGCGGGTCTTCGGCTGCTGTAGCGGCTGCTACCGCTGCAGGTGCCGCGCAGGCCGCCTCAGCTCAGATACGTTCGCACGGTACGGTAGTTGAGGCTGTTGCAGCTGGTAACGCCGCTATGTCGCGTTCCACGCGCACACTGACTGCTACACAGGTTGCCGCGTACTCTGCGGCAGCATCAGCTAGTGTGGCTGGCCTGAATCAGCGTTATAACGTGTTTACTGGTATGACTCGTGCCGAAACGGCAGCCTATAGGGCTTCTATCGCGGCGTCACGTGAGGCGGCTGGCTCTATCACAGGGATTATGCAACGCGCCTCACAGTCAGCAGCAGTAGGGTGGCGTGACTATGCTTCTGCGGCGTCGTCCTCATTCAAATCTGTTGCCAGCGGCGCAGCAGACGCATTCAAATCATCCAGGCTCGGATCATCCATCATCTACAGCGACTTGGTTACCGGGGCGCGTGCTGCAGCATCACAAACAGCTGACGCTATTAGGACACCTATAGCAGGCGCTTTCACGAGTGTTCGTGAACGCTCCACCAGCGCGGTATCGGGGCTTGCCTCAGATTTCAGGCAGGCTGGTACTGAGGCTAAAAACCTCGCCTCCAATATTCTGTCTAATAAGGACGCTCTGGATAAGATCGCGTCCGGTGCAGGAATCACGGGTGCTGCACTGCTTGCACCGTTCGCTCTGGCGGTGAAACAGTACGCAGATTTTGATGCTGCTATGGCTGGCGTCCAGGCTGCAACCCATGAAACTGCTGGGAATATGGAGAAGTTGCGCACTGCCGCAATCAACGCAGGTGCCGACACCAAATATTCCGGTAAGGAAGCTGCGCAGGGCATCGAAGAGTTGGCTAAGGCCGGTGTCGACACGACAGACATTCTCTCTGGTGGCCTCAACGGTGCACTATCGCTGGCAGCAGCAGGTAATATCCAGGTTGGGGATGCTGCCGAGCTAGCAGCAACCGCAATGACACAGTTCAAGCTCAAAGGTGCTGACCTTGAGCATGTCGCTGACCTTCTAGCTGCTGGTGCTGGTAAAGCTCAAGGCTCTGTGGGCGACCTCGGGTATGCTCTCAAACAGTCAGGGTTGGTGGCGTCTCAGACAGGCCTCACCATTGAAGAAACGACCGGTACATTAGCCGCGTTCGCATCTGCTGGCCTTATCGGATCGGACGCGGGTACCTCGTTCAAAGTGATGCTGCAGAAACTGCAGAACCCGTCTAAACAGGCTGCGGGGTTGATGAAGGAATACGGCATTTCGCTGTATGACTCGACAGGAAAGTTCAAAGGCATCACGGCTGTTGCCGCAGATTTGAAACGTGGTCTACAAGACCTCACACCGGCGCAGCGTGACGCAGCAATGGCAACCATTTTCGGTTCTGACGCTGTGCGTGCCGCATCCGTGCTCTACACTGCGGGCGGGGAAGGCATACAAGAGTGGATCGACAAGACTAACGACGCGGGATATGCTGCTTCTACGGCTGCGATCCAGCAGAATAACCTTGCCGGCGATATTGAGAAACTCGGCGGCGCTATCGACTCTGCCGTACTCAAGTCCTCTGGCGGTATCAACGAGGTTCTGCGCGGAATAACACAGTTCGTTACCGGTATCGTCGATTTCATCGGCAAACTGCCGGCTCCGTTCCTCGCTGTGAACCTTGCAGTCGTCGGTTTGACGGGTGTCGTTCTGCTGACTGTTGCAGCCGCGGCTAAAATGATTTCAGCGTACCAGACGGTGAAGGGTACGTTGGCTTCGTATTCTGCGGCTGCCCGTGGCGCTACAGCTGCTACAGAAGGGTTAGCAGCTTCATCGTCTACGGCTGCGGCTGGTGGTTCCAAGCTCGGCGGCTTTGTCTCTAGCTTCGCTAAAATAGCGGGAACAGCGGCACTAGCTGCCGAAGGGGTCACGCTCTTTATCAGTGCATTCAACACCGATTTCAAGGCACCATCCGTCGATAAGATGAACAGTGCATTGAAAACGACCGGCGGCAACCTTGACGCTGTGAACCAGCAATTTAAAGACATGGGCGGTAAAGCTACCTGGGCTTTCCTCGGCATGGAAGACCAGGTGCCAAAAGTAAATGGCTTGGGCGAGGCTCTCGTTAGGTTGAAATCTGATGCAGGCGACGCAATGGAAGGTTTCAGCCAGTGGGTATCTCACACAGCCGGGGCTAAAGTCGGTGCAGACGCGTTCAAAGAGGCCGTGAACAACCTGGACGATTCGTTATCCCAGCTGTATGGGCAGAATCAGGATGATGCGGTAGCGTTTTTCCAATCGATTGTCCGTGAAACGGACGCCGCCTCTGACGCACAGGGCAAAGCTCGCTACAGCGCAGAAGAATACATGAAAGCGTTCCCAAAGCTGAAAGAAGCTGTCGAAGGTTACGCTGCATCCATGAATGTTAGCCTCTCGGAGGATGAAAAATATCAGGCAATGCTTGGTAATTATCCGCCGAAACTCGAAGAGGCGCGCCGTAAACAGGAAGAGCTGAAACATGCTCTTGAAGTTCAGAAGAACGCTCTAGAAGAAGGCGCGGACGGCATGTCTGGGCTATCCGGTGAAGCTAAAGAAATGGCTAACTGGGTTGGTGCAGCAGGCTCAGCTGTTGAAGACCTAGACAAAAACCTAAAGTTTTTAGGCAATGGTTTCGCGTCTTCCACTAAGCAAATGGCTGACTACTACAAGAGTATGGATGATCTGGCGGACGCGATAAAAAAGAATAACGCCGCCTACGATAGCACATCTAAAACTTTCGACCAGACTACCAAAGCTGGGCAGAAGCTAAACGCCGCGTTCGCTAGTATGGCGCAGGAAGGTGTTCAGGCTGCGGCAGCTGTTGGTAGGCAGGGAGGCAGCTACGAGGACGTGAAGAATCACATCCACGGTGTGATTGACACGCTCCGTCAGTCTGCTATTCAGATGGGTCTCACCAGCGACCAGGCAGACGAGCTTGTTAGGTCTATCTATGGTATCCCAAAGAACATTTCGATTGAAACGTGGGCTGATACTACAGCATCTCGTGTTATTACGTCGCTGACTCAGGACGCAGAGCGTGTCCCGGGTGAGATTACGATTGGTACACAGGTGTTTGGTGTGGATCATGCTACCGGCCAGTTGAAATATTTGCGTGAGGTCGGGGACGCTGCCGACAAGGATATTGACATCAACGCGAAAGCTCATACTGGGCAGGCTAATAACGCCCTGCTCGACATGATTAATAATACCTTCAAGGTTCCTAAGCGTACTGATACGACCGCTGTCGCAAGGACTGGGCAGGCTAACGCTAACGTGAATTCTTACCGGTCGAATCTGGCTCAGATTCCGCGCACAAAAACGACTGAGCTACGCGTCGTTAGAACAACTTTTAATGAGGAATCTAGCGGTAGCGGGCACATGATGAAATGGCGTGCGCCTCGTGCACGTGGCGGCATGGTGCCAGGTTACGCGACTGGTGGTGTCATCCCAGGGCGCGCACCGCTATCGCCTTGGGTTGATAACATCCCAGCTGTCACTAACCAGGGGATGCAGCTCATGGTTCGTTCAGGAGAATTTATCGTGAACGAGCAGGCGACCAGGCGCAACCGGTCGCTGCTAGAACAAATCAACGCAGGATACACGGTGCGCGGGTACGCAACGGGCGGGTATGTTCAAGGTGCACGCTCCTACACTGCACCTGATGCACCTGTAAACGTTGGTGAACAGGTAGCAGAGGCTATCCGTTCCTGGCAGCCCGTCGTCAGGATAGGCGATAGGGATTTCTACGGTCTTATGCGTGAATCAACTATCCGAAACAACCGATAAAAACATGGAGGTCACACACAATGGCTAAATATAATATGTGGATCGGAACACGAGGAATGATGATGCCAGTCAAAGGCGGCACCTCAGAATCCGCGCAAACCGAAATGAGTAACCGTGTCATCGTGACCTCTAAAACTGGGGCGCGGCGTGTCAACTGGTTTGGCACGCCGCACGCCCTAGAATCGCAAGACTATAGCTTCATGGTCTCTGGTGAAGAATATTCCAGGCTATCAAGAATCCTCGCAGCAGGGATTTACAGGAGAGGACAAACAACAGCATACGACCCTATATGCATAATCCCTGGCGGTGCTGAACGAGAAAACCTGCTACCTAACTACGCGGCCTCCGGTCTCGGCGGCATCAATGAGCAGCAGTTAGCAGTTGCTGGCGAAAAAGACCAGGACGGGTACCCCCTGCATATTATGCATCAAACTATCGGGGACGGTTGGAAGGACGCCACGCCGATTATCCCGTACCCCTTCATGGATAGGGAATTCGTGTATGGTGCAGCGTTGAAAAGCAAATCAAAGCTGAAAATCCTCATGTATGGCAGCGGAAGCAAAACATATTATGGGGAGATAGAAAACACGAGCAATAAAACAATGTTTGTTAAATCGCTTATCGCCAATGCTGGGCTTGGCGTAAACAGTTTCAAACTGCAGGCACAAGGGACATGGGGGTACCCGTATGTTCGGGCGTATGAAAAACGCCCAGGAGTGAGTTACTGGCTGCCAGGTAGGGTTATTCTGCGTTCAGCTGTTGAATCGTTCGAGCGAGTAGCTTTGAGAACATCTCCAGGTATGGAACCCATGTATAAGGTGAACGCAAAGATTATAGAGATAGGAAACCGCACGAATGGATAATTTTGTTCTTCCACAAAAGTTTGAGTCACCAATCACGACCGCTGCACGTGGTGAAGTAATCTCGTCCGCGCAGATCACGATTGACGGAAAAGATTACGGGATGCAGCAGGTAGAGGTTTCTTCTGGTTGTTCGTCTGAGCTGCCAGGCCGTTTAGGTGTGGCGCAAAGTTTTAGCCAGGGTGTAGGTACTATCACGTGGGATATGCCGCAGGATTCCTCCGTAAATTTTGTGACTATGCTGTGTGGAAAACCTGGTGCGGAGGATGCGTTCACGATTCCTCCGGTTGGGGCGTCTGTGTCTATTCAGATGGGGCGCTCACCATCTCTAGAGGGTCAAGCTCTAAAAAAAGTCTTGACAGGTCGTGTAGATTCGCATGAGATTGACCCGCAGACAGGTGGTCTAATCACTAAAATTGTGGACGAATGGGACAGGTTTTCAGAAACAGTTCGTGTGCTGGCGAATACTGCGTGGATGCCAAATGATCCTGATAGTGATGGGCCTCCGTTTCCTTGTGCAGCGTCTATTTCTGCTTATGTGTGGAATATTCTTGAGCAGTGTGGGTATTCACCTGCTGCCCGGTCAAAATTGCCTATTGGGTCAGACACGGCGACTCTGGTTTATGCTCCTTTGCAGGGAAGCGCGTTAGTGAACGAGAAGCGCGGCCACGGGATTCTGATTGATGTGAATGGGGGCACTAGCTGGCGTGAGAATCAGGGCACACCAACTTTTGTCTACTACAATTCTGGCCTGCTGTTTTTCCAGAGAGGCTTTATCACCTATGAGACGAATCCTAATACTATTGATAACTATTACGATTCTGCTACGAAAGATTTTTTTGTTCGCGGGCAGATAGGGCCACGCCATGATGGTGTTGTCAATATCAACATTTACTCTGTGAAGGATAACCGGAGAGTTTCGGTGCCGATCAGGATCGAAGCGGACGGTACTTTGCATGCTGGTAGGGTTGAGAAAGCTGGGAAAGTCCCTAAGAACGGGCGTTTTGAGGTCAAAATCAGTACTCAACGCTGGGAAGCTAATTTCTCTGATGGTACACAGGCTTATGGGAAATTTGATGTTGCCCCAGAGGTTAATAGCAAGGTTTATGCTATAGAGATTGTGGGGCACTCTGGTAAACCAGAACTGGCAGATGTGCATGTTTTTGGGCGTGACCTCCCGTTTGCTGATAGGAGACAGGCGTTTGTTGCTATCCCATCCGAAGCTATAGGAACAGGATTCGTGAAATCATGCCGTGATAAAGTAGCTCGTGACGCTCTGGAAGAGGTTGGGCAGGCGTTTGGTATGCCTATGTGGGTTGATGGTGAAGGACGTTTCCATTTCCGTGCTCTAACCCAGCTAGATAAAGAAGGCGTCGCGTACTCTATCCCGAAGGATGAAATAGTCGATTACAGCCTGAAACTTGACTTGTTGAGGTGTGCTAGCAAAATATCTGTGCGCTATATTGTTCCCGCCTACAATGATTTGCCTGCACACGGTAACGAGACTTATGTCAAAGTTTATGAGGGCACAAATGCTCAGGTGAAACCGGGGGAGAAGCAGACAGAAATATTTTCTATCCCGGATACTGAGGAATGGTTCGGGATTGACAAACAGCCTGCAGATTATGATTTCATTCAGGTCTGGGGGGCACCGTGGAAGGATATTCCTAGCGGTGCGGCTTACCGTGCCAGTAATATGAGTAAGATTATTGATAAGGCATATAGTCGTTCTGTCGATTACACGATTGACCCTACCGTAGGGTACCCAGGATATTGGACTCGCCCAGTTATCCGAGATATAACACCCTGGGTATTCGAGATGTCCTCAGACTACTCACAGCACAGAGGAAATGTTCTAGAGCGCCGTTTCCCTACACAACGTGAACTGAGCATCTTTGAAGATATGTCTGGGTGGCGTATGCCTATCATCCGTGCAGCACGCAAGGTCGAATACGGCAATAATTCATCCACGGTTACTGTAGAAGTTGGTAAAAATGGTGCCCCTGTTTTTGAACACAACATGGGTGTGTGGGGTGAAAGTAGGGAAAAGGCAGAACGTATCGGCAATTCGTTCAAAAAATACCTGCAGAACACGGTGTGGTGTGATCGTTTAACGGTAATGTTCAACCCTGCCTATGAGATTGGTAAAAAGGTTAGAGTTGAGCTGCCAGAGGGTGGCACCTTCACGATGATAATTCTAGGTGTTGAACAAAGACCAGCTGACGGTGTAACAACATTGACGACTAGGGTTATCCCATCATAGAAAGGAAGCATAATTATGGGTTATGCAACTGTTGAGGGCCGGTTCCTCGCTCCTGCAGCCCCAGTAGGGGGCAACCCTACACCAATGCAAGGTAGGGTGATTTTCCGCCCAGAAATGCGGGAAGCCGCAAACGGGTACACTCACCTGCCTGCTGAGGTAGAAGCAACGTTAGAGAACGGGTACCTGTCATATGGTGGTTCCCGTGGCGTGCGGCTCATGACACCTGACGATTCTACGGTTCCTACCTGGTGGGAGTGGGTAGCTATCCTATACCTGCACACGGGTGGGGACATTGTTCGGCATGAGCCGGTTAGGTTTAGCTTGAAATCTGGTGAAACGGTTGATTTCGCGCAGATTGTGGCGCGCGGATATGGGGCTCCGAGGCAGCCAGCATCGCGACCTGCTGATGATGGTGCACCGATCCGCCTACATGTGACTGTTGGTGCAGACGGGACGGGCGCTATCACTACGCACACCGAATAATCAAAAGGAGAGAGCTGTATTATGGTAAACATTGAGATTACTGGGGCTAACCGTCTGGCGGCTGTCACTGAGGAAGGGTCGCTGTTTGGGAAGCCTCTAGAATCAGCCAAGGCTGCTGCACGTGAAATCGTGGATGCACGTGTGCAAACTGTTGAGAATGCCCTGCCTGGGCGGGTTGAAGCAGCAGTCACCGAGAAACTGCCGGCAGCTGTGCAGGCTGCAACGGGTAGCGAGATTACCCGCCAGATTGACGAGCGTGTCACGCCTACCATTGAGTCTAAGGTATCGTCCGTTATTGCAGACAAAACGGCAGGTATCAAAACCGAGATACTATCCTCTGTTACTACAGAGATAGACAATAGGGTGGAGGCTGGGAAAACTGCTGCGGTCACTGAGGCAAAGTCTGCTATCCCTGCCGTTGTGGATTCTGTGGTTCATGAGGCTATCTCCAAAATAGATATTGGGGAGAAAGACTTCGGGTTCACTGGCCGAGACATTGCGGCGACGTCTTATTGGCACCCCGATTTTTGGAATGAGAACACGCAGAAAGGCTCAGAATGGCGTAAGCTCCTCAACACTGGGTCTTCCCTCGGCATTGTTGTTTTGGATAAGGCATCTGGTGAATGGGGAGATGCTGTAGACGAAAACTTTCTGAAACAGGGTATGCTCGCTGAGGCTGCGGGCGCGAAATGGTGTGCATTCTATCTGTCGTCACGTTTCGGTGCTATGGCAGAGGAGGCGGACGCTGCGTATCGTGAAGAAGTTCGCAAAAATCTGAATGTGACAATGGATAAGGTCGAGCGTGCAACATTCGATAGGATCGTGCAGCAGGCTAAGAACATTATCTCGTGGTATAAGGGGCCTGATAAGATTCGGAAAGTCGCCATTTTTGTGGACGAGGCTGTGCATGGCTGGTCTGAGGGGCAGAAAAAGGTTGTCCCTTGGTATAAGCGCCTGTATTTGCGCCTCAAACGGGAGCTTGGCGAGGATGTTCTGATTATCATCAACCCTGGCGCGAACACTGTACCGGAGATGATGGAAGCCTGCGACGTTGCTATCACCTATGAGTCGTCCGCGTCGAAATATATTGACCCGGAAACGAAGTTCATTCACCCAGACCACTATAGAACAATGCCCGCGTGGAGGTTCTGGCATGTTATTCATGGTGTCACTAAAGACAATATTGATGCCGTGTTTGCGACTGCTGAGAAGTTCAATATTGGGCACCTGTACGCGACAGATCAGAAGTTCTCTGTCGGTACAGGTAGCGAGGATGAACCAGAAGAAAACCCCTACGACTATGCACCCTCTGATTGGGTTATCCAGGACACGAAATCGTGGGTGAAAGGTGTTCTGCCGTTTGAGCAGCGCGTATCAGTGCTAGAGACTGTACGCACTGTCCCAGCTGGTGGAACATACAGCCTTTCGGAGGGGCAGAGTATCGGAGGCTTCTTTCTGGCTGGTGCGGTTACCCACCCGGCTGGTGTGCAGTGGCAGACCCCGAATAGTGTGGCACCGTCTACTGGGTTAGTTATCCTGATCCGCGCGAACGACACCATATATGGGTATGCGCCTGGCATGAGCTCTGCACCTGTGCCGCAGCCAGCACCACCAGCCTCTGAGGCGGCAGTGTTGGCGGCACCCGCTAATATTCGGGTAGTACAGGTAGAAGGCGGGTTCACCGTATCGTGGGATACTGTGGCCGGGGCAACCAGCTACGAAATCTCCGTGGACGGTGCTACACCTGTCGAGGCGACGGCACCGCACAAGGTTGTTGCTGCGGCAGGGAAAACAGGGGTGTTGCAGCTCCGAGCTAAAAAAGGTAGCACCGTATCCGAGTGGGTGCAGCAGCGCTACATGGTTGCTGAGGTGCCAGCCTCAGGTAAGCCAGTTAAATGGGTCTTCACCTGGGCGCACGCTGGCTGGGCGGAGGCTGGGAAGGTTCTAAAGAATTTCTTCTACACACCGAAGCTCGATAGCACCCAGACTGGGCAGGCTACCGCCTACGAGCGCGCTGTATCTAGTGTAAATGGTACTGCGCTTGCTGAACCTAATAACGTCAGGATCGGTACCCAGTATTTGGCAACAAATGAGGGTTTCATGTCTACGGACGGCGACCGGTTCACGCTAACATATACTGGTGAGATGCCGCGTATCGAGGACGCACCCGCAGCTAACGGTGCCTGGCAGTACACGTTGGAGGTCGAAAAGCACGCGATCTTGACGAAACCAGCGGCAGCCGGTGAAGGCCGTGTCTACGCACTGGCAGCTGGTTTCGCATACGATGAGCGTTGGGTGAACCAGCCGAATCTGGGGCAGACCCAGCAGCCAGTCAAGACCGATGATAAGGGCATCGAGATTCGCCGTGAAGACGGTATCGTTATCATGTCTGTTATCCGCGCTAATGGTGATAAAGACCGTATCCATTGGTTTGCTGCGAATGGCACTATTAAGCCGTCAACCAGGCTAAATGTGCATGGTTGGCGTTGGGGTACGCTCACCGGTACCGAGTTCAAGGCGGCCTAAATGAGTATGCTACTAGGTTTACTTGCCGCAGGCACCGTGCAAGCTACCGCGCCTGCACCAGCGGTACCTGCGGCTAAGCCGCCCTTCAAATTGGGGCGTGACACGAACCTTGTTATCCACGCTAACAGCTACTATGCACAGTGGACGTACCCGGGAATCCAAGATGTTGGCGAGTTGGGCACATTGATTCGTGAGTCTGGTGTAACCGCCTCAAACTTTGCTATCCCTGGCACAACATGGGCTGTCATGACGCTATCTAACCAGAACGTCATTTCTGCTTTCGACCCTACCAAAACTAATATTTTGGTTTGCGGTGAGACGCGGAATCAGACGTTTGAGCTAGGCTCTGTTATAACTGATCCGCAGTTTCTCGTGCAGCGCACCCGCGCCTATATAACCCGTATCCAGGCTGAAACCAAAGCTAAATACGGTAAAGGCTGGGACTACGTTGTGTTATGCGGGACAATAGCTACCCAGGACGTTCACAACTACCCGTCTGAACAGGTACTTGCTGGGAATAAGGCAATGTCAGCGTATGACGATTTCATGCGCGATAAAGCTAATTTAGCGTCGGTTGGTGCAGACTATTTTGTGGACTACCGTACCTTGGATGCGGCAACGTTTGACGGTGACGGCGTGAACCAGCTGGCTGGTTTCATGACTTCCCCAGGGGTAACAGTCATGGAAAAGACAGCAGGCACGTTTGTGCACCCAATCGGTGCCGCTCGTGAGGCGTTCGCGGCCTGCATAGCACGGACGTTGAGGAAGGTAGCCGATGCCGCATCTTGATTTTTATTCTGACGCGTTCTTCGGGTTCGCTGGCATCCTGGTTGGCGCAATTTTTGCGTGGTTTGGGAAGCGGAAAGAGCTTTCAGCTGGTGAGAATAAGGCGCGCCTGGATGCTACGGCGGCGCATGTTGATCGTCTTGACAGGGAAAATGAGAAGCTGCGGTCTAGGCTTGAGAAGATAGAGGAAGAGACTCGGCAGAGTCAGGCGGAGGCCTACGCGATGCAAGATAAGGCGCGTATGGCGTTGTCTATGGCGGTGTCGCATCTGGTTATGCTGACTGGGCATATTAATAATAGGATGCCGCCTCCTGCGCCTCCTATCCCGGACGAGTTGGAGTCGTATATTCATTCTCTGCTGTTGTGGTCTCAGAATTTTCCGACGGTTCAGCCGAAACAGCATGCACAGCAACGTGACCCGCCTAGTGGCGGGGTAAGAGAGTAGAATAGATGTTGTGGGCAGCCCCATATATTTTTTGTGGGGCTGTCCTTATTTAGAGAAAGGATGGCTTGTCTATGGGTTATCAGCTTGTGACTGACCGTGACGCAAGGAATTTCACGCTTGGTTCGCAGGTGCCGGCAGTCTTCGGATATTCCCGCGTGATTACTAACGTCACGTTGCACTGGTGGGGTAAGCCGGAGTGGGGGCAGACCTGGGAGCAAGTCATGAGCTTTTTTTGTGACTCGCCCAGTGTTACTACTAGCGCTCATGAGGTCATCTCTGACGGTATTGTCGGTTTGATTGTGGATCATTCTGCCGCCGCTTGGGCTAACGGCAACTCACAGGGGAATGCTCAGAGTATCACGCTTGAGTGCAACCCGCGCATGAGCGCGGGAGATATGGGGACGGTAGCAGCCAGAATCGCCGATATATGGCGAGAGCAGGGAAAAATCCTGCCCCTGACCGAGCATCGAGACTGGTTCGCTACCGAATGCCCAGGAACATATTCTAAAGCGGAAATGACTAGGCAGGCGATGCTCGCCTACAAGGGTGTCGCAGCAGAAATCCAAACAGCAATCAATGAAGGGGGTCTATCGGTGGCAGACATCGAGACCATTAACAAGAAACTGGATTCCATCGCAGAGGGTATCCAGTACATCATTTCGTACTCGCAGCCTGGACGAGAAGGCATCAACGTTGACTCCACGACCGCTAACTGGATGCGTAATAGTGCCCGCGCCGCGGAGTCCTGGGCATATGGCATCGACGGTGTTTCGCATCAGGGGCAGCTAAATAAGGAGTTCCAAGACCTGCGCGCTAAGGTCAATGAGCTTGTGTCGCGCCCGGTCACACAGCCTACGCAGGTTAGCATCCAGGCGGACGATCTGCGGGCTGTAATTCGTGAAGAGCTATCTAATATTCGTTTGAAGGGAGAGGCTGCATAAAATGGCAGAGAACACTACTAATGAGACCCGATTCGTGGGCAATGTAACTAAGTCCACTACCGGCGCTACTTTGTTTGCTGGTTCGATCCTAACCATTGTTAATTATGGTCTCGCCCAGGCAGGTATCACCATTCCTGCTGAGGTGCAGACCGCCGCTGTTACCGTTATTCTGGGTCTGGTCGTACTGATTACTGGTCGGAACACTCGCGGCGAAAAAGCACATCTTGAAGGTGCTATCCAGGGTGAGACCGCCGCAGCGCTGGCAAACCTCGACCTGTACGAAGTCCTGGAGGCTATCGCCGATGGTGTGGCCGCTGATGCACGGAACGCGGCACCGCATGAGGCAGACGGTCGCGCCGCCTTCGAGGAATACCGTAACACTGGTAAAGTACAGCCCGTGCTGCCTGCACAGCCTGATACTGCGACTGAGAATGTTGCGTATGATATGACCGGTGGCCGTGTGTACCGTTTTGGTGAACCTGGCGCTCCTGAGGGTGGCTCTGAGGGGCAGATTTATGATCCGCGTGTTGGTTGGGTTGATGATGTGCACGACCAGTTCGGTAACGAGTCCGTGCCTCACTAATACTGTGCAGCTATAAAAAGGCTGAATAGTTGAACTAGATGCCCCGCAGCTCTAAAAAAAATGAGCTGCGGGGCATCTTTTTTTGTTCTTATAAATCCTTCTATAGGTTATTTGACAAGTTACGAGTGTTTCTGTCGGTACGCTTCTGATTTCCGATCCCCGCCAGGTTGTGGACGAGAAACATACCAGGCGGTCAACTGGTTAGCGGTCCATGCATACTTATCGTCTACTATAATGGCGGGCTTAGGTAGTGGATGCTTTTTGTTGATGCGGGGAAGGGTGTAGGTGGCGATACCTAAATATTTCTCAGCCCCTCGCATGGTAAAAAATGGTCCTAAAGTCATTTGCTGCTACACCTCCTCTTTGCTTAGGGATGTAAAGACAGCTCGCACACCTTGGATATGTGGCTGCTGCTCAATTCTATTGTCTCCTTGGGTTGCAGCATAATGTTTGAGACAGTCATAAACAGATCGTCCCACTGCCGCAGTCTTTCCATTATTATCGCGTGCAGTCCATTGCCGTGTCCGCTGAAAAAAGCTGCCTTTGCCTTTCATTATGGCAACTTGCTCGCCGTCTTTGTGAATTTCTATCTCAGAGTAGCTCCGCGAGTGTAGCGTGTATTTTGTCATTCTTATTGCCTTATCTTTTTCTGTCAGTGCCGTATTACCCTGACGTAATCAAGTGTAAGTTATTTATACACTTGAAAGCAAGTTTGTGTAGAGTTAAAAAGTCCACAGATTTTTGAAAGTGGTGAGTTTATCGTGAATCTACCCGCCACGCACTCTTGAAAACCTTGTAATTACAAGGAAGTTGCACCGAAATCTAAAATCATATCTATATTTCGCCACCTTCACTTGTTACCTCTAAAACTCAAGTCATATCATCCCGTGCGCCTTGCGTCCACAAGAGTGTAAGCATCTGAGACATGTTTTAGAGTTCCTTAAAGTTCTTTATAATCCCGGGCAAAATAGTGAGTTTATAGTGACTCACCGTAAAGCGCCTTCTGCAACACCGCCGAATTATCGGCCACACCACGCCGCTCAATATACGACCTGCGAGTCATAGAATCCTTCTCATGCCCCAACTGCACGGACGCAGCATTAGAACCAGCAGCGCGATCAATCAGCGTTGCAACCGTCCGACGGAACGTATGGAACGTAACCCACTCCCAGCTACTACCCCGCAAAACATTTCTGAGCACAGTCCCCGCATTCGCGCCAGTCAATAGTCCGCCACGCGCGCCCACAAAAACGAATTCAGAGACACGAGGCACAGAAGAAAGCGCATCTATAATCCCCGCAGGTAGAATGACCGCGCGCGCATGCCCCGTCTTCGTGTGCGCCTGCCAGCTTTTCGTGCGGTCAACGACAGTTCCTCTAATTGTGCACTGCCGCGTCTCAAAGTCAATGTCTTGCCAGCGGATGCCTAAAGCTTCACCAACTCGCGCACCTGTTGCCAGCAAGAAATCGACGAGTAGGGGCAACCAGGCACGGTTTTCACAGCTATTCGCCAGATACTGCCGTAGCTCTATAATCTGTTCTGCGGTCAGCGCTTTAGGTATTTTTCGTGCAGCAGGTGTTGCAGGGACTAGAGACATCGGGTTTGTGGTAATCGTGCCGTTGATAACTTCTCTATCTAGAGCCATTTTGAGGACGCGGCGACATGTGCTTACTGTGGTTGGTTTAGCGTCTAGCTCTGTGATGTACCGGTAAAGTATTGGTGTTGATAGCTCGTGAACCTGCAGGTTGCCTATGTCTTTGCTGACACGTTCTACTGCTGCCGTGTATGTTGGCTTGGTTTGCGGCGCGACCCTGTGTTGTCCTAGCCAGGATTCGAGGGCTTCTCGTAGCGTTGTTATGGTAGCGCCGTGGTTGGTGAGGTTTTCGAGTTTTGCGGTTAGTCGTCGTTGAGCTGCCGCTTTGGTGGTTGCGCGCGCGGTTACGTCACGGCGCTTGCCGTATTGGTCTCTATAGTATGTTCTTGCGACCCATTGCCCTGTTTCTGTTTTGCGGGCGCTAATCTTTCCATGCTGTCCTGGCGGTGTTCTGGGGCGCATATTTTTATCTGCCTATATATAGGAGTGAATGATAGGTACCCGTATCGGGTTTTAGAGGATCATGTCTAGGAGTTGCCGGCTATCTCTTTCTAGCCTCCTCTCGGCGGTAGCAATAATGTCTGCTACGTCTACGTCGAGGGCTTCGCAGATAGCCTCTAGCTCGTTGATGGTGAGGGGGCTTTCTGATTTGTTTATGGTGACTGATAGGCGACTTTTGCTGATGCCTGTCATGTCTTGTAGCTGGCGTAGCGAGTTACTGCGGCGCCCGTTGATTTCTTTTAGTTCTTCATGGACTAGCTGACTGAATGGGGAGGCTTTTCCGGTACCTTTTCGGTTTCCTCCATGACTGCCTATTTTTTTCAAGTCGTGGTTCATACTTGTAACCATAGCACACACTAAATCTATTTTAAAGAGGGTATGAGGAATTATAAGAAACTATAAGTGAGTTATTTCACTGGTTTTCGGCTTGACCTGTCCCTAACTGAGGACGTAAAGTTATATACATCAGGAAACGAAAGGCACTGATGAAAAAACAAAATATGGGAGAGCTAGTAGCCGAAAACATCACACTAGCACTCAAAAAGAGAAAGCTCACTCAAAAAGCTCTCTCATGCAAAACCGGCATAACCCACGCCAGAATACAAGGCATAGCCTCAGGCGCACGGGTAGCCACACTAGACGAAATACAGGCGATCTCAAACGCAATGACCATCCCAGTGGAATGGTTCGTGAGAGAACACCTCACCGAACTAAACGACTGGAAGAAAGGATAAAAGAGAATGAAAAACCTCACCGTCGAAATACCCGACATACCAGAAGGACTAATAGGGCAAGCACTCATAGAGATTATTGCCAAACGAGTAAGAATCAACATGCAAATTCAAAAACTCGAAGACAAAATGGAGAAAACGCTCGAAGAGATTCACAAGCTCCGGAATAGAGAAACTGAGCTACGAGACCTCGACATTGCTTACACCAAATACATGGAAGGAGGAAAAATCTAAAGATGTCACTCACCATCAAAAACGAAACATGGTTCACACCAAGAGAAGTAGCCGAATGGCTCGGACTCACAGAACAAACCCTCAACAAATGGCGATCAGCAGGACAAGGCCCCACCTACGTATCAACCACCAACGGCACACGAGGCGGACGAATCCTCTACAAAGAAACCGACATACACAACTGGCTCAACAGCCTAGAACCACAAAAAACCATCCACTAACCACCCAATAAACAGGAGAACACAAGCCATGAAACGCGAACACTGCGAAGCCCTCGCAACCTGCCTCTTCAACACGGCACTAATCCTCCTATTAGGACTCTGCTTCTATGAACCAGACATCAACACCATGTTCACCGTAGCAGCCCTCGGAACCGCGATCCTCGGCGTACTAGCGCTCATGGCAATAAACCCGAAGCTCGACAAACCAAAAACAGAGAAAGATCATAACGCACACGCCTAAACAACCTTTAGCCAGGTCATAATGTCCTTAAATAGAAACAGACAGCCAATACTCCCCAGACTATCCGCATACGCACTAGCCGCGGCAATAATCCTAGCGTTCGGAATCAGTAGTGACGAACCAGGTACAGCGACCATATACGCAATACTAGCCGCCACCGCGTTCCTCACGGGGATAGCCCTCTATCTCGCACACGAGGTAACCACTATTAGGAAAGGCTAACTATGAGTAAACCGCCTGTAATAGCTGGCGAACTAACCAGCACTGAACAGGGAGAAGCCACAAAAGCGATCGTGACCCTATCCCTTCTCAAAAGGTCAGCAGAAAGCCAAGGAGAGCAAGTAAAATTCGAGTTCCTCAACTGTCAAGGAGACGAATTCCTCGCTATCAAAACCAGCACAAACCAAAAGACAGGAGTACTAAGACGCACCATCACAAGCTGCAATAACCATGAAGCCAAAATACTGTCTACAGCAACAGAATACTTAGGCATATCAACCAAGTATACGAGTCGCCTAGACTACAGCAACAAAGAATTTAAAGCCCTCTACATGGCAGCACCGCAGCCTTCACCAGCTGAGGTCATTGCCAAAGCTCACAACAATCTATAGGAGAAACTATCATGTCGAGCACCACCACTAACACCGTGAAACTCACCGAAGAACAAGCCGCAGGGATTATCAACCAGATTGTGAATCTGGACGCTGAAATTAGTAAGCTCACCGAAGCTCGCAAGAACCTTGCAGCCACACTAACAGCGAGTGTAGATCCAGGAACCTACCAGGCCGGGGCAGTCAAAGCCACGATCACCGTACCCAAACGGTTCAACGAAAAGGAATTCACGAAGCAGTTCCCGCCCTCAACCAACCCAGAATTCTACAAGACGGTGCAAAAAGTTGATCTGACGACAATCGCGCCGAACACCAAAGCAGAATTCTCAGATTTACAAGCGCCACGTCTTACCATCAAATAAGACCAAGAACCATGCAGAACCAGACTAAACGCAAACCATTCTTTGCAACCTGCAACGGCTGCGGAAAAAATTCCCTCAGACGAACCCCAGGCTGCAAAACCTGCAGGCAACGGCACGACTACTGGAAAAAATACGCCCCAGAACTCTACAAGTCAGCACCGACCAAATGTGCAGGCTGCGGAATCGACTACAGTATCCAGGCACCAAAACCTGACTGCCGCAACTGTATCGCACGTGAACGGCATCGACGTAACGCCCTCTACATCAAAAAACCCCGCAAACCTCGCATAAAGGTTGAGGGAAAATGTAGAAGCTGCGGCACCGCATGGAGCAAAAGAACCGTAGGCTGTGAAACCTGCCAGCGGCGGCACACCAGCTACCGGCGAAAAGGAAAACCATACGACCACGGCATAGACCTAACCTGTGCAGGCTGTGGGCGGCTCATAGACAACACCCTAAAATTCACTGCCGGGTGCAACACCTGCTCTCTCAGACTCAGAAACAGGGAACGTAAAGAGCGCATCGTGTTAGAGCCGCGCGAACCCATCAAACGAGAACCAAAGGAACTGAAATATAAGCCGAAGAGCAAAAAGAAGACACCTAAGGCAAAACCCAAGAAGAAGCCCAAGGTAAAGCTGGTGCCTATCGTACAGGCAAAGATACCTGTCAATGATTTTATCGGCGCTGACCCAGGGCACGCCGTCCCTAATAAGGGAGGGAAACAGCAGGATTGGGCGGCACTAGACCAATACATCCTAGCCCGCCGCCAACGCAAACAACACCACGAGAACTTAGAAAGGAGGAGACAACCCAATGGGCAACACACCCATCACGTTAGCCAAACCAGACGGCGCAACCCAGCAGCAAGCATTCCAAGCTGATCTGACCGCCGCAGGGATTATGGGTGTCATTGAAGATAACATCCTCAACCATCCCCGCAGCAAACAAGTGCGCATAGGCCCCTCAGAAATCGGTATGGACTGCACGAGACGGCTAATCAGGAAACTAAACGGGCAGCCAGAACCAGAACGCGGTATCGCCTGGAAACCAACAGTCGGCACAGCCTGCCATTCACAAATGGAGGAATGGTTCGGGCACCAGCCAGAGACAGCAGGTTACCTCGTCGAAAAACGTGTAACCGTAGGGGCGATAGGTGAAACACCTATCACAGGCAGCACCGACCTGTTCAGCATCACCGATAAAACGGTGATTGACTGGAAATTCGTGGGGCCGTCGATGCTCAAAAAATATAAAGCATCTGGCCCATCAAACCAGTACAGGGTGCAAGCTCACCTCTACGGTACCGGCTGGGTAAACGCCGGGTACGCCGTCGAGCAGGTCATGATCGTATTTCTTCCACGTGATGGAGAAATCACTGACTCCTACTTTTGGTGGGAGCCATACGACCGGGCGGTAGCTGAGGAAGCCATGAACAAGGCAAACCAGTTAAACACGCTCATAAAAACAATTGGTGTAGAAGCAACGTTAGCGATGTTCCCGCTCTGCAATAACCGCTTCTGCCCCTGGTGCCCAGCCGATAGGCAAGCATCAACACCAATGTTCTAACACCAGATAACTATTCAACAGTAAGGAAAAAACATACAATGTCAGCTTTTGACTTCTTCGATTCCCGCCCCTCCCACTCCTGCAAGTTCAAAACCCCGGGAGAAACCCACACCGGCGTAATCACTGAGATTAGCGACCGCATGCCAGTCACCAAGTACGGCACCACCGACCCCGACTACTGGCCTGACGGCTCCCCGAAGCAGCAGGTCGTTATCACCCTTGCAACAGACGAGCGTGACCCCGAAGACCCGAACGACAGCGGCGAACGCTCCCTCTGGGTCACCGAGTCACGCAAGGCCGGGACTATCCTAGCCGCGATCATCCAGGCAACCCGCCAGGCGAACGCGAAACTAGAAATCGGTGGTACGCTCTCCGTCTCGTTCACTGGGCATGACCCGAACAGTAAGAACCCGGCGCAGCCTCGCAAACTGTACGCTGCAACGTACCAGCCGCCGGCTGCTGGTGGCGGCATGTTCGAGCAGCAGCCCGCACAGCCCGCACCAGCTGCCAGTCAGCCCGCAGCACCGCAGGCGGCACCGCAGCAGCAGGTATCTCAGACGGCACCTGTGGTAAACCAGCAGCCAGCACAGCCCGCACCAGCTGCACCGGTACAGCAGCTTAGCGACGCAACCATAACCGGTATCAAAGGGCTAATCGCAGCCGGGCTAGACGACGCAACTATCAGCAGTTCACTAACCGCAGCCGGTAACCAGGTATCCCCAGAGCAGGTAGCGCAGGTTCGCGCAGCAGCGTAAACCAAAAAATAGCCTAATCATCCCCCGCCCCGCATAAAAAGCGGGCGGGGGGGGGACCACCCAAAAACACTATAAAGAGAATAAAAATGCGAAACACCGTCACAGGAAGGAGACACAAAAATGGCACAAGCACCTATTCACCCAATCGCAGCCGCAGCACAGCACCTAGCACAAGCTAACGTCTCCTTCATCCCAACCCGCGCAGACACCAGCAAAGGCCCCGCCGTCGCTTGGAAAGAATTCCAGTCACGCAAACCAACCCTAGCGGATCAGACGAAATGGTTCGGCACGGAAAACCCGCGCAACTACGGTGTAGCAGTCGTCACTGGCAGGGTCTCAGGCAACCTTGAGATGACCGAAATCGAAGGGAAAATAGCCGACCGGATACCCGAAATTACGAAGGCTTTCGTGGCTGCTGGTGAGCGCGCCCTGTGGCAGCGTCTCATGACCTCCTGGGTTGAACAATCACCTACCGGCGGTATGCATTGGATATACCGCCTCGACGGAGAAACCGTACCAGGAAACACAAAAATTGCGACCAATGCTGACGGTGAAGTACTCGCTGAAACCCGTGGTGAAGGCGGCTACTTCGTAGCAGCACCCACGGACGGCACACACCACTCCACCGGTCAAGGATGGGTAGCACTCGGGCTGCCGGCAGCATGCACCACCCTAACCACTGCTGAGCGTGAAACTTTTCACCGTATCCTCCGTGAAACCTTCCACGAAGGCACAGAGACACCAAAACACGCCCAGGCAGGTAATCATACCCAAGGCGCACGAAAGGCTTTCCCTGCCACCGTAGAAGGCTCGCAGGCGGGTGTTATGAACCTGGGTGTGAAACCTGGGGACGAATTCGAGACAAAAACTGACTGGGCTGACATTCTCACCCCGCACGGCTGGTCTCTACACTCAACCCAGACAGACGGAACCAGATTCTGGGTGCGCCCAGGCAAAAACCCGCGCGACGGACACTCAGCCTCCACCGGCCACGCAGACGACCGAGACCGCCTCTACGTCTTCTCCTCCTCCGTCCAAGAATTCGACACCGACACCCCATACACAAAATTCAAAGCATACTCGATCCTCAACCACGGAGGCGACGACACCAAAGCAGCAAAACACCTTGCCGCCAACGGATTCGGAACCCCCACAACACTCAATATCAGCCTAGACGACATGCTAGGCACCAACACAACAGGAGGCCAACAATGGCAGCAGAAGGACAAATCGTCACCCCAGTACCACAACCAAAACCAGCAACCCATCTCGCCGAGCTCTGCAGAGTCCACGGCCCCATCACCGGGTACCGGAACATCTCAGGTGACATCTGGGCAGTCAGATTCCAAGACGGCGCCCAGCACGTCCAAAAAAAGCAATAATCTAGAAATCCCCGCATACACCGAGTTCGCGTTCACCCAGGCGTTCATTGCCGAGCATGGCAAAAATATTCGCTACAACACTGACCGAGGCCGCTTCTACTACTGGGGCGGCAAACGGTGGGTACCTCAACCGGACACGGGCGGTATCATCAAGCAGCACGCGCTAGCTTTCGCTGCGCAGCTCCCTGATGAAGACGATGCGGCACTCAAACGCTTGAAAGCGTCCATGCTGTCGAATCGTGGCGTTACCGCGGCACTGAATCTATTGAAGGTTGATCCGAGGGTTGCGTGCACGTCTGATGATTTTGATACGAGGCCTTGGGAGCTGAATACTCCTGCTGGCATTGTTGATTTGCGGACAGGCAGTATTCGTGGGCACGACCCAGCGATGATGCACTCAAAAATCACCGCCGTAGCCCCTGTAGCCTCCTCTGAGGCACCTATATGGTCTAGGTTCTTGCAGACTACATTCAACGCAGATTCGGCGCTTATAGGGTACATGCAGCGCCTTCTAGGATATTCCGCAACCGGTGCTATCCGTGAGCATGTTTTCGCTTTCGCCTACGGTACCGGCGGAAACGGTAAATCAGTTTTCTATGACGCCTGTGTAGACGTCCTCGGAGACTACGCAACGGTCATGCCTGCAGGATTCCTCATGAAAAAGTCATATCAAGAGCACTCTACCGAGCTAGCAGACCTCAAGGGCATGCGCCTTGTGGTCGGTTCAGAAATCAACCAGGGCGAAAAATTCGACGAGGCTAAGTTGAAGTCTTTGACTGGTGGTGACCGGATCAAGGCGCGACATATGCACCAGGACTTCTTCACTTTCACGCCGACACATCATCTGCACCTGATGGGCAACCATTTGCCGCAGGTTGAAGCGGGTGGAGATTCTATCTGGCGGCGTATGAATCAGATTCCGTTTGTGCATACTGTCCCCGCGGAGGAGAGGAACGAACGGCTGCCTGAGCAGCTGCGTACTGAGGAGGCTGGGCAGATTCTGGCCTGGATTATTGAAGGAGCAAAAATGTATCACCAGGACGGGTTGCAGGCACCGGAGGCTGTGCGTGCTGCTACTGCGGCTTATGCGCAGAGTCAGGATACGGTGGGTGAGTTCTTGAGTCAGGAATGCACGATGTATCCCGGCAACGAGTTCTATACGGCTTCTGTGAAGCAGTTTCGTATGGAGTATGAGGCTTGGTGTCAGGGTGAGGGTGTTAGCCCGCTCAAGGGGCGTTCTTTGACTGCTGCGCTTGCTTCTCATGGCGTTCTGGTGGGTAGAAATGCTCCGAGGGCTGGGAATGGGAATGATCGTGTCTATGGTGGGGTTAGGTTGAATTCTCATGAGGAGAGTTTGAGTAATTCCCCGTGGCAGTGACACAAAGTGACACAAAGTGACACAAAGTGACACAAGTTTAGAAGTTGTGTCACTGAGTAAAAAGCCTAGTCAATATGGTTTTTGAACAGTATCAGTGACACAAGTGACACAACTTCAGTATATAACTCTTAATGTGCGCGCATACACGCGCACACGATAAGAGATTTTTTATAAAAACGTGTCACTGTGTCACTGAAAACCCCAAAAACAGCATCTGACTAGGGAATATGTCAGTGACACAAGGGAAAAAAGTTGTGTCACTAACCTTAAAGAAACCTGAGAACCAAGAACGATTCTCAAAACGAGAAGGAATCAAAAAATGACAAACGACAACTACCTACTAGTCCACGCACGAGAAACATTCAAAACCACACTGACCCCCGACGCAAAACTCCTATATATGGCTATGATCGCCACAAAGAGAGGAGAAGCATTCTACTGGCATGACTCAGAATTCCAAACCCTCACCGGGCTAGAGAAAGAACAACTCGACCTAGCCCTCTACGAACTCGCAGGAATCACCAGCACCCACCACCTAGTAGACATCTGTGAAGACGGCGACCTAGAAACATACATCCAATTCGCCAAACTATAAAACGAAGGAGCAGAGCAATGAGTACAACAATCAACCAGAATATTAGAGCAGACATCGAAAAAATCATTCAACAAGAATTCCCCGGCCATGAGCTAGTAGTCCTAACTACCAGAGTCAAGGATAAGAAAACCGTATCCGTCGAAGCCGGGGTCATCAACGACAAAGAACAGATTGCCGTCTTCATCGACGCATACTTCGAGAACAGGCTACGCGACCTCGACAGCTGGCTAGTCACCGAAACAAACTACAAGCTAAGGAATAACTAAAGCTATGAACGTCCAAACACTGGCTGCAGCGTTCGATATTGCTATCGACTTGGATAAAAGGCCACACGGTTACATGCCTCTCAACATGGCGACAGTCAGGCTAGGGTTGATCTACTTAGCGAACCATGCATACACCTTAGAGCGCGGCAGAACACTTGTAATGCTCGATCTAGAACACATGAGAAACTTCCTTGACGTGACCGGAACCGTTGTTACAGAGATTCTCGACTGCCTAGAAGACAACGGGCTAATCGAAAAGACATACGCGAACCTATGCCAGGTAGCAAAGAGCGAATACTATGTGCTCTTCTAGGAGGAACTCATGAAACTAATATCCGAACGAGTCAAAAAGCTGCTGAATAAAGAGGCACCAGGGGCGACACTCAAAAACTATAGGCTCGACAAAACACCATTTGGGAATTATGTCGAAATCCATGCAGTGCATGATACGCATAACCTAGTAATCCACGCGTACCTAAACAAACACGGGTACCAAATTCGCCAGATAACCAACACAAAATATTCCAGGGACATCGCAAAGATAGGAGTAGAAATGAAGGAAGCACTACGACAGAAAGCCTGGGAAACGCAAATTGATATTGCGAAACGACAAGACCCATATCTGCCCATCAGTAAAGCAGCTACACGGCTAGCACTGCTTTACCTCGTAAACGAATCGTATTTACCCAAAGAAGGAAAGCCTCAAGTTGAAGTACACGAAGAAAACTTGTGCCAATTCTTAGGTGTACCAAACTACATCTTAGAAGAAATCCTGTACTGTCTAGAGCTGAACGGGCACATCACAAAAATATCTGCTAAACCTGAATACCGGATCAATTTGTGAAAAAACGACCAGTACAAGACCCAATAATCCAGGCACCCGAATACCCACCAGGCAGCCCACAATGGGTAACCAAAGAACTAGTCAACGCCCCAAACAGCACCCAATCAAGACAAGCACACATCAACCACTGCAAACAATGCGGCCACCTGATCCTAACCGGCCTCGACGGAGACCACACAGCAGGCCCCGCACAAGCAGAACCAACCACCCTAGACTGGGTACAACAAAACATCCACCACGCCACAGGCAGGAGACTCTACCTCATAGACCAAACAGAAACCTCATACCACCTCAACATCATTCACGACCCAAACCCACACCAATGGCTAAAAATCGTTCCGCAACACATCTGCGGAAGACCCGCCACCGGTGAACCACTATTCAAAAACGAGACAGGAGAACCAGACAATGAGCAACCACCGTTCTAAACCAGCACACTACGAAGAAACCATCCTCGGCATCACACTTGATGAAATCATCGGAGAGCTACCGTACTGGCTCGGCGCAGCATTCAAATACGTTTGGCGTGCAGAAAAGAAAAACGGTGCAGAAGACATCATCAAAGCACTAGACGTCACCACACGCGCAGAAGGCAAAGGCGGGCTAGAACTAACTAGCTATACGGCTAAATGTTTCAGAAGCCTAACAGCCTTGCGGCATGAATATGATCTGCGGCAACGCTGCATCGGCCTCCTATCGGTCCGAACACTACTGTGGGCAGGAGAATACATGAATCTGTCCGAAGAGACACGAGAAAATAACGATTTCATCCTCTACCGCAGCCTGTCACGATACCTCGTGCAGCTCCACTGGGAAGAGAAAAAAGAAGCACCCCGATGCAGAAAACAGCCTACTTCCTCCCGGCTGGAACAACATCCCCTACCGTAG